TCAAAAACACCTACTGTGAGTTCTGGTGTACCATCTGCTTGGTCATCATAGACGTTATTAAATATAAGGGAGCAATGGTGGGTAAAATTATCAGCATTGATATAATCAAAGTGTGAGAAATCGCTTTCAGTATTGCTTCTTTAACCATGTTTCAAAAGATTTGTCAGATAGCTTCATTGTTGTCTCTATTTTTAACCTTGTCAATGTTGGGCGGTTCATATTATGCTTACCGCTTTGTTACCAGTGAACAGTTCAAAGCTAGAGTCATGAATGAGGTGCTTGATAATGTACAAGGAATGATGCCAAAAGTTTTAGATAATGCTTTGCCAGATATGACAGGGCCAACAGTTCCAAAATATATACAGCCTAAAAAATAATGGAGATACCAGAAATAGGTATCAGACAAATAAATATTCCAGAGGTTTATGTTCCTGAGATATACAAGCCAAATCCTGTATTGCCTGTAATAACAAATTTAGAAATAGATGTTGTAGGTTGTACTTATCAGCATAGAGATATAAAGAACACTGGTAATACTCAGCTTTTGCTTGATGACCCTAATGGAGTGTTTACTACTTGCGATTCTGTTTTTCCTAGCTTTCACCCTATTGATTACAGACCAGATCAGATGGTGATTACTGATGATTTACCGATAACAAATGATGCCCCACCTATGCCAGAGGCAGATATACCAGAGACTAAAACACCAGAAAAGAAAAAAGAAGAATTAGTTATCCCAGAATGCCCTGATAAAAAGGTAGATCAGGCCGTTGGAGATTACAGAAATGCAAAACGCATTGAAAGGGTTATAGGTCATAAGTTATCCTCAGACAAAACAGAGTGTATTACGATCTATGAGGACGTACCATTTCGAGAAACTTTTATTGGCACACCTGAGGTACTCATTTCTACTGCTGCTATTGGTTTGGTCGCTGGTGGGTCTGCGGCTCTTGTCCCTATAATTCAAGGAATTGCGAAGGCTGGTATCAAAAATATAAGCAAGCGTTTTACAAAAAAAGAAAAGTAGATATAATTAGAACCAAGCAGAAGAACTCTTAACCACAGCTAAAACTCACTAGTTAAGGGCGAGCTTTTGCTTACTTTATTTTGTGAGTATGAGGTAATACTTGGTTTGGTAAGGGTATAAGCTTCACATCTTTACAAGTGACAGCGTGTTCACCTGTCAGGACTACTCCGAGCTTGGCTTGCTTGCCGCATACCTCTAGCCTATAAAGAGCCATTTCTAATTTAGTTTTTTTGATTAATAACTCTTGAGCTTCAATATTTACCTTTGCTGCCCTTTTGCATAGTTCCCCACCATTGCCCAAAGGAATATTAAATTGAGCAGATATTCCATAATTTAAGTTGTAATTATCTTTCTCAAATCTTGGTGTTTCTTGGATATATTTTATTGCCCCTGTGTCCTCGTCATAGATGTTTTGTTTGGTCACTGTTTCTATTGGCCTGTTGAAGCTCCATGCGTCTGTTAGATAAGGAGTTATGGTTAAACTGGGCGAGGTGCAAACAATTCCTTGACTGTAGCGATTCTGAGGCAAGCTGGAAGGAGTTATCATTGTCGCATTATTGTTGACTACCCCTTGAGCCGAGCTATTCGGCGAAGCAACAGTTGTATTTGCTAAAACTTTTGCAGGGCTAAATAATAAAATTATTGTCCAAAGATAGAGGTTGTTTCTGTGGTTGTAGTTGTTGTTATTGTTCGATTTATTGTAGTTACGTTTGCCAAGCCAGCCCCTTGCAGTGACTCTACTAAAGAAAAACTTTGGCCAGCATTTTTTATTCGCCATCTAGGGACTGCCTCAAGTGAAGGGCTAGTCCAACTAAACTGGACACCACCAAGAGTCTGAGTTTCACCAGCGACTGTCGAAGGATTGATATAGCCATTAACATCTGCTGATTCAATATTGTGGCCTGATGCTGAATAGGAAAAGCCAGAATTGTATTGGTGCGAAGTGATTGTCTCATTAATTACTGATTGCGAAGTTGAACTCTGCGTACTCGACCCTGATCTAAACTGAGGGACAATAGGTGTAGCAAGCGTTCTCAGAGGTAGTAACAATATTAATAATAACCAAAATCTAGTCAATTTCAATCTGGACAGTAGTTGAGGCAATACAGCTAGTTCCAGAACCAAATGCTCCAGAGCAAGAATGAACCCCACTAGACAAACTGCTAATACTGCCACTGCCAAGAGTCCCACCAGAAATAACTGTTGTTTGTCCACCTAATACTGGAAGAGTTGCTATACCGCTTGATGGTGTGATTGCAGATTGTGTGCTGTCACCAGCTTGGTAACTTTCCGATAGTGAAAACGCTGACCCAGCAGTTGTAACCGACTTATTTGTATTTACTAAAGCTGGAACTCCCGAACTCAATGAGCCAAGATTTAAGCCACCTATCCCATTTGTCACCACACTATCCCCTGTTCCTGTAGAAGTAGTAATATTATTACCACTTATAGAGTATGAACTAGGTGCGGCATTTGTAATGACATAAGGAGAGTCAATAGAAATTTGTGCAGAGGTTACATACTTGGCCGTTATGTCAGCAAAGGCACTAGACGGAGAAAGAAAAATAATGAAAGGCAGTAGTTTTTTCATTTGATACTAGCTTTAGTGTTCTTATTATCTACTATATTATCTTTTTTCTTTTTTATCTGAAAACCTAGTGAAGCTGTTGAAGCTGAAAAAATCGAAGCAATGAAGGTCGGGTCAAAATCTACTATTTTTTTACCAGATGGCGGTTCATAGTATGAAAGGGATAAAAGTGTTGCCGACCACAAAAGTACGCAAACTTTCACAATAGTTTCGACTTTGCTAGGCTCTTGATCTTCCATAAAAGTTAAGATTATTGTTTATTACTGGCATATTAGCTATGTTTGGAAAAACAAACAAATCATGTCTAAATTTCTAATCAACCTATTTATCAGGTTCGGCAAGAGTGAATCTATTCGCAAAGGTCTAATTCTCATGCTGAAATCCGCAGCCGAGAAATCAGATAATGACGTTGATGATGCCATAGTTAAAATGATTGAGGAAAAATTATTTCCAGTTAAATAATGGATATTATCAAGGCTCTTACATCTACTTACAGCCTTGAGGGTGAGTTTGAGGTGCAAAAGTCTATAAAATTTATTGAAAAGCTAGAGGATATTGAATTACTTAAGCCCTATGCAATAAAGCTATTACAGACAAATGCAAAGCAAGCTCATTTTGTAAGTTCTTCTATTGAAGTTATATCTCAGCAAGCCGCTTACATATTTAAGCTAGAAAAACAACTAAACAAGAAAAAAGCGACTTTTTGGAGCCGCTTTAAGTTTGTTATATTTAGAAAGAAGTAGAGGTCTTACAGACTTTTATCGCTTATTTACTGATTCTCTATTGGAGGGGAAGATAAAACCCCCATTTGCCCACCAGTAAATCCTCGAAGGGAACTCATATCTTTTTACAAAGTTGATGTGCTGGAGTAACACAGTCACAAGATAGGCTGTAAGGGCAATCGACCTCAAAATTGTAAAAGAGCAGCTTTTGGCCCTAACAACCGAAGGGCCGTCATGCCTCTATTTATGGGACTAAATCTTTCTCTGTAATATCGAACCACATAGCAGATTCAGAAACCAGACCAGTTAATTCATCTGTTTTTGTAACCTCGCAGAACTCAAAGAGTTTTTCTGTTTCTGGTTCATAAAAGATTTGACCCACATAAGGGTTAACAGGAAAAGAAATTAATTTCATAGTTAG